CCTACACCTGTCCCATACAGCTCTGCTAGTTTAACAATCGATGATACGTTGTTGATGTAAGCGTTGTTATGCGTGTCTTCTAGCAGAAGAGACTGCATAAGCTCAACATCTGCACTGTTTTGATCTAATCCGTCATCACTTATTTCAAACAGTTTTCCGGATCCAGCAAAGCCTTCCATAGTTTCCGCAACCCTGTTATCAACAGCTTGACGGGTAGCAGGACTAATGATTTTACTACGCTCACTGTCCCTTGTACGATCTTCCGCAGCCCAAACTCCATAATATATCCTTTCATATTCATCCCACTTGGTTTCATAATTAGAGTCTCTCCAGTCTCTCCACTTGTCACAGTGGTCAACCACGAAAGACACCAGATCTTTCTCACTTTGTGTTTCAGGTGCTTCTTCTTCCATGAAATCTGTGTTGTAGTTTTCAGCCATATTTATTTCCTATTCAATGATTGTAGCTTTAGATGTAGGTAAAGTATTAGACAACTGGTTCATCATACGATCAAACATTTCTCGTTGTTCTGGAGTATAAGCAACTTGATTAAATTTATCAGACCATTGTTTAAATGGATAACCTCTAAAATAAGCTGGTAGACCTGTCATTTGTTCCCATTGCTCATAAGGACGCTTTTCTCCTTTAGAAACGTAATATTCGTACTGTCCTTTTAATCTTTGTTTTTGTTCTGGAGACATTGATTGAACAAAATCATCGTAATACTGTTTGTATTCAGGGTCATTGTAAATAAGCCAATGACTTGTGACATCTCCTAATACATCAAGAGGTCTAACATCTTCATTATAAATCTCTACACCAAGTTTATTGATAGGTAATTCTCTAGGTCTTGGGTTATTTGGAGATCCTTTTTCATTTGGAGGATAAAACTCTAACATTCTTTTTTCTTCAGGATTAGGAGATATTTTGTACTCAATTCCTAAATTTCTAAGAGCAGGATACATTTCCATTGCTTGTTCAAATACGTCTCTAGCCATATTAATATCCTGATATCCAATCTAAGGGTTCGTATTCATCATCTAAATCTTCAAAGTACATCACTGCGTTAGCTATCTGAGCAATTAAACTTACTGAGTCAACCATATCATCATGTATTCCTGTGGTAGGAAAGTTAAGCAGCTCGTCTTTAAACTCTTTAACCCAGTCACCATCACAAAGCTCTACCTGCTTATGCTCAAACCTACCCTGCAAAGCACCTACGACTCTGTCTACTTTACTTCTGTTACCTATCGCTATTTCTTCTATTCTTGGGTATATGTTTTGTTTTAACATCATCTCGGTTAAGTAGGGCATAACAGCTCGCATCAAAGAACCTTTTTCTATTCCAATTACCTGAATGCCGTATAACTGGGTGTGCTTTAGGATTCTCTCGCATACTTCCTTAATATCCCACCTTCCTGCATCAACCTTATCTACCCACCATTTATTATCATCTCCTACCTTGACAATAGCTATAGACGTTTGGTCTAGGTACTTCTTCTTGTTACTGGCTTGCTTCGATACGTTCTCAAAACCTGCCAAGTCAACAGCCATGTAATAAGTACCATTCTCTGGTTCTTCTTCTTTATCTTTTATTATCACCCAGTCTTCTTTAAATATATCTGACTGTGGTGCTTCAAAGTTAGCCATAAACTCTTGTCTAAATGCAAACGTAGACATAGTGTCTTTAGCTACTTCAATCTCTTCTTTATCTAACAGTGGGTTATCAAAGCTAGTGAAGTGCCACGACTTCCAATCCTTTACATCTTTTTTCTTACCCAGCTTGTAGAGATCGTAGAAATGATTACGTCCCTTTGGTGTACCTATAAATACACACTGACCCTTCAAGTCAGCTAACGCTGGTCTAAGAATCTGCTCAAACACTGTAGGCTTAATATCTGCATACTCATCGAGTACAACAAACTTTAAAGCTACACCTCGCATCGTCTCAGGTCTGTCAGCACCTTTTAACGATATGACAGAACCATTAATCAATGTTAACTGCATATTATTTACATGGCTGCTCGCTATCACTGGATTACCTAACTCCAGTAGCTGTTGCCACATAATGTCTCTAGCCTGTTGCTGCGTAGGAGCTATGTACCAGACATGACCCTTATCAGCCTCTAACGCAGAAACTATTAGTCTCCACGCAGCCAGTCTACTCTTACCTGTCCTACGACCAGCAGCTATGACCTTAAACCGAGACTTATCTGTCCAAACCTCTTGCTGCCAAGGAAGTAAACTAATCTTCAGGTCTGACATTTTTTATAAACGATACCCAATGAGTATTTGCTTTTTTTCCAGACCTATGCCCATACAAAGGTTTTTGTGTCGTTAATTTTAAAACTTCTTTTAAAGGTATGTCTACTTCATTCCATTTAAATATTAATGTTCCGTTTTCTTTTAAAACTCTAAAACATTCAGCAAAGCCTTTTGTTAAATCTTCTTGCCATGTTTCTTTATCTAATGATCCGTAACTAAAACCAACAACAGATTTTAAAGACATGTTTCTTCGATGAGGCGGATCAAACACAACATGATAAAAAGATTCATCTTTATATGGCATATCTCTAAAATCGTGTATTTGATCTGGCTTAACTTCTTTTTTACCAGAATAGAAATCCCATGAGCGTTCCTCTTTTCTTTTATCTGCGTACAAACATCTTTCATCTTTTTTATCAAACCACATCATTCTACCGCCACAACAAGCATCTAATACTGGTTTCATATATTTTCTTTCGTTACAGTCTCAAATTCTACATCAGTTACTTCCTCATCAATGACTTCAGCTTGTTTATCACCTACCATTGATATCTGAATGTTGACACTACCTCTACCTGCATCTTTACCCTTGTCAAAGTAGGACATCGGCAGCACTCGATCAATACACATCTTCAAACAAGCCACCTGATCTTTGTCATCATTATCAAGAGCCTTAGTAATGATCGTGTTAATCACAGTCTCACCGCTAGTAGCTAATAGCCTAGCATGAAACTCTTTTATTCTGGATGCTTCTCCAGCAGGTCTACCAACCCTGTTTCTTTTCTTTTTGGCTTCAACCTCAGTCTTTCTCGGTCTACCGCGACCCCTTTTTTTAGGGACATTATCTTTATCAGACAAATGTTTATCCTCTAATTAGATATCTATGTAGGTTTAGAGGGTTAATGACGGTAATCATTGTTCATAATTCCTCTTAGGCTACATAAAGGAGGTATCCTAGCATATTTTACTTATTCTTGTATGCTTTTTTTTTGTAGGGTACTTATTCTCCTTAGTTCTAAATGAGCTTATCAGTTCTTAACGTCCGTTAACGTCCCTTAGCGGTTCTTATTCGTACCCATACCTAGACATTATCCTTCATTTTCACTTTTTTTGTGTCTGTTAGGGTGTTAATTATATAACACTCAGAGTGACAGACTATCCCCCCATCAAAGTTATCCACAAATTATACAAAGTTATCCACAATCTGCTAAATGAGAATGATTCTTATTTAACTTTGTAAATGATAATGATTCGCATTTACATTATGCTCATAAAAGTTATCCACAATTTATACATTTTTATCCACAGGGGTGCTTAATAATTTAGGGAGGAGGATGTGTTTGCGAAGTAGCCTCACAAGACTCCACAGATCTCCACAGATCCACAATGAGTCTTGACATTAACGCAATTATCTGTCACTAAAAAATAACTAGGAAGTCTACATAATCTGTTGATTTATTTATGCTTTAAAGGAATAAGTAATATGTCAAAATAAATTGTTTATTTAGTACGAAAAAGCTTGACTCAAAATAAAAGTACTTTTAGAATAGAGGTGTGGTAAGGGAATATTAATTAATAACTAAGGAGAAATAAAATGACACAACTTACAGTAAAATACGAATGCAAAGCTTTCAAAATCTATGAAGCACCTAGCAAGTACAAAGACAAAGACGTTATTGCAATCGCATATGAGTCAAGAAATCACGGAACTCTATATCGTCGTTACACTTTAGGTAGTGTTGCTCGATACGCAATGGATAACTGCGAGTGTCCAGTCTCGGCAATTAAAATATGCAAAGAACGTGGTCAGCCTCTTCACTATGCAATCCCAAAAGAAAATACGCTTACTAGCCATGAACGTCCACAAGAAATTGCATTCTTGCAAAAGCACGGAGATAAAATTAAGTTTCA